ATCCTATACCGTACTCTTCATCAAAATCAAAATTAGACCAATCATCTATCCAATTAGATTCTTCTACTGGAGTTATTGTAGTACCAACAGAATCCCACCATGAATCGTCGTCAGGACTTTTATCAACACCTAAAGTATCCCAAAGATCATCGTCAAAAGCTGAGTCGTCATCATCGTCCCAGCCGAACCAATCTTTAATTCTATCACCAAATGCCATAGTCTTATTCTAGCCTCTTTTCAGGCCGTTGTCTCCATTATCGTTTTACCAAACTGCCACCGAAATACATGCCAATTATCGCTCCAACTAGATTAGTGTCCAACGGTGTAATAACTAATCCTTGTAGGGATTCCCATTTCATTATTTCCTTTTCAGGTACAAAAAATAAGCCGGGTTTAAACTGCGTATACCCTACCGTTACCGTAATTTCAGGATAAAACACAGCGATTAACTTAGGTAATAATACAATAGCAAAGACCGCAGTTAAAGCAATAATTCTTCGTGTCCATGCGAATCCTGTGTTTTCATATTCCCTCGCATCTTTAAAAGACTTTATCTGTACGCCTGCTCTAGCTATTAGCATTTTTTGCTGTGTTTGTTTGGCCTTCAATGATTGCGACCACATTTTTAGTACACCGGACAATACAGTGGAACCCAGCAAAGTTATAATCTCAAAAGGAAACCCCACTATTTACTGCTCCTGCCCACATAGATGGCAAACCAACCGGCTCCAGCTCCAACAATAACTGACACAAAAGCACTTTGTGCATTGGTTGGATCTGGCATCGACATAAACCATTCCGTAGTTCTATAAAAAGCCACTCCATACAAGGTAATTAACAACCTAGGAAAGACTCTCCATTTATCAAAGCCTTCAGCTAGATTGTACCAAGTTGGATGCTCCTTCTTTGTCTCTTCTTCATCATTGGCATTAATAATAATGGTTTTATCGGACATATTTACTTACGTTTTTTAGCCATCTTTTTGAAGGTTTTTGCCAGTCTTGCTCTCTTCTTGGTAAGAGGAGAAGCTGTGGAGCCTTTCTTTAATACCTTATTTGCGAAAGCTTGAACTGACATACCGGCTTCTTCTGCCTGTCTGGTAAAGGCGCCTTCTTTTAAATTAGCCTTTTGAATCCATTTGTTATCTGACACTATGGCCTCCTTAATGGTTTTTTATAATTAGATACCCCATTTTTCCTAGCCCTTTGACTTGCTTTTATGGCTCTTAAACGCCTTTGCGCCGCTTTTTTACTAGGAGAAACTCCTTTGGTATTGGCTATTTTCCAGCCCCCTTCTACTTTATTTATCGGCATTTAGCACCCTATCCCTTAATCGTATTGCCCGCTCGCCCACTTGTTCAGACCACTTTGAGTCCATCATTTCTTCAGCAGCCTTTTCCCAATTGGATGTCTGCATAGCAGCAATAAATTTTTTGAACTTACTAAACCGGGGATGACCTAAGTTAAAGCACATATTGGCTATTACCCGTTGTCGATTGCTATCTAAGCTCCGCCACCACGGTTCTTTTAAATCCAATTCGTTATACACAGTTTTTATATCTTGTTGTAAACACTCTTCAATTCGTTCTTTGGTTACAGGTGTTCCTATTTCTTTTCCGTGTTCTTCGTCGTTTTCAGTTATTAAATGACCTACTCCAAAAGTGAGATGGCCTAAAGGATCTGCGTATATTTCCTGTTTATAGCCTTCGTCCAACATTAATTCCTTCATTAATGCCACTGTATTCATTTCAAATCGATGGTCGTGGCTCCATTTGTAGCAACCGATAATGTGCCTACGGAACCAGTTGCTTCTAAACCAACCTCTGTTCTGGTCGATATGTCTTGCCATTTACTTCCTGTATATACTTGTAAAACACTTTTGTTGGTATTCCATATCACATCCCCTGCACTAAATTTATTTTGCGATATTTGTGTATCGTTGTATTCGGGTGTTGCTGTTGTATCAAAACGTCCTAAATTAATCTCCAGGATACGCACCATGCGGTTGTATATCCCTGGATCAACTTCAGTAACGGCAATCGGTAAGCGCGTTTCTAATAGCTTTCCCATTACCTGCGTCCATCGGGCTTAATGTCCATACGCGTATCGCCCAAGCGCCACCCCACTCCTAAACGCGCTCCAGATGAATTATCATCATCGGATTCCACCCTAAAAGTCAGTTGTCGTGCGCGCACGCGCGTATCCAATTTCTGCGTCGTAGAAGTAACATTCTGCGTCGTATCAGTAGTCAAGCTGTCCCCTGGAAAATCCCTTGATTTTAAGACGAAATTAATCGTTTGATCAGATCCACCGTTTCCTGTGAATTTTACATCGGGAATGATTTTACGAATAAAGGTGTAATAGTCCCCATCGGGGTGTATATCAAAGTCACTGGATTGAATATACACATTGTCCATAGGAGAACCGTCGGCATCATTGCCGTTTTCATGGTTATACAGATATTGTGTGGAACTTGCTTCGCCGGTGGCCCTTGGATAACTTGATAAGCCTTCGTCCAACCACGCATAACGTGCCAATTGACCAATCGTCCAAATGCCTTCAGCGTAGTTATAGACCACATAACGATCTATTTCCGTACTGTCTGCTGATGGATAAAACCATCCCACTTCGTTAAATTGTTTATTTAAAAAGCCAAAGGTCTTAAAGGATTGTTCTTGGTTAAAGTCACTGAACACATAGTAATGCACACTGCAAGGAACCAATTGCACGCTACCGCTATACTTGTAAAATCCCTTTCTGTCCATCCAATAAACGCCATCAGGGGTATTGACCGCAGCTTTGGGTCCAATAAGGCCTACTCCTTGATTGATTAAATTAATGCCAAAGGTAAAAGGAGGACCGATGTAGGTCATGGAATACATGGAAATATCCGTCCAAATCAGGATTTCTTCCCTGGAAGAAATTCCCCCAATAATATCGGAACCCGATGAAATTCTTATTGATCCTGCCGTATTTGTGGCTTTTGGCTCCCAATCAGCTGCATTTTCTTGGTCACTCCATGCAATAAACATCGGATCCACAGCACCTGTTCTAGCCGTGCCTCCCGCATTTAAAGGATCTGCACCGAGACAAATAACGTGTCTATCTTTTTCTGAGACTAAGACCTGAAGGCCCTTGGTAGGAGTTAAATTAGCCCCTGATATTGCACTAAGGGCGACGGCTCTAGTGCCAGTACCAGCCGATTCATCCCAATAGTAAATACCTCCTGCCCGTACATTCATAATTAGATCTTCGCCAAAATTATCGTGTGACCATAAACGCAGTTGATTGGTATCATCAAGAGTGCCTACGCTTCCCCAACCGCCTGCACCCCATGTACCCATTCCCCAACCTGTGCCTTCTACATAAACGTCTAAACCGACATTGATTTGATAAGCACCGACCACGGAACTACCGCCGTTACCACTGTCACTGCTATTAGCCGTAACAGTATCTCCGTCAGTATCTTTAGCTTCAATGGTATAACTGTTGTCATTAACAATCGTCGCAATTTGATATTCTTGATTTAAGACAGCAGCGGTAATAAGACCGCCTAAAGTAGCCGCACCGCTAAAAGTTACAAAGTCATTAGCCACTGCTCCGTGCGCCGTATCAGCTACAGTAAGGGTGGCATCTCCATCAGTAGCTGAAAAAGTTACATCCCCTGCTGATGTTGTGGCTCTAATAGGAGTTATATCATTAAAAGCACTTCCGAGTTCCACATAGTATTTATAAGTGGTCCCCAAGCCAAGATAATGCGTCCCAGCAAGATCAACCCAACCGTGTAATGCACGGCCTGTGCCTAAATAGTAATTAGTGGTTGCTTTCTGCCAACCGCCAATTTTTTCCGGACGTCCCTTACGGAAACGTACTAGATTCGCGTCGTACCAACCACCTTCGTTACTATAGTCAGTTCCTTCACGATCTATTCCAGGTTTGAATATATACTTGGCGTAAGGCATTTGCTCATTATTTCTTTTTAAGATTTAAGGCCAAAAAGTCTATAACTTTCTGTACTTTCCCTGCAAAAGTATCATCTTTTGTATTGATAGTGTAAGGAGCAATTGCAGACATGACCGAAGCCACTGCGATTACCCATACGATTATTGTTATTATTGTCCAAATCATTTTAAAACACCTGTCCTGATAAAATTGTTGCCATACCTACTACGAGGGATAACAACGTGGTTAATATTAATACTTCCAATCTCTTAATGCGATATA